CAGCACCTAGAGCCGCCGCCCCAACAACGGCAGTAGCCGCACCTGTAGCGCCCAATGCAGAGCCAATCATAGGAATCAGCGGAGGGTAAACAATGGCGGCAACAGCCGCAACAGGCTTTGCTACCTTCTGAACAAACTTTTTAAATTTTTTCCAATTTGCCATGTCACGCTCCCAATTCGCCAGATTCAATCATTTGTCTGGTCATCTCGCCAAGAGTGGCAAAAACACCAATAAGTTCATAGTCAATCTCTGTTTCCAAATCTTCAGCTTCGGCCAAATCGCTATCAATAATGGCTTGCAATAGTTGTGGATACAAAGACTTGTCTTGCAAAACACGTTCAGCCAACTGACCAATGCTAATCAAGGTTTTAGGGCTAACACCCTCCTCTTGCATGGCTTGTCGAACCATTTGTTTTGTTTCTGCGACTTGTTGTTGTGTTGCCATTTTTGTGTTCCTTAGATAGTGCCGTTAGCAACCACGTTGCCTAAAACAGTCAAATTACCGCTTGAATCAATCTTAGCGACAGCAGTAGATGAGTTGTAGATATACAAGACGTTTGAGGCTTCAACAAACGAGAAGTTTGTGAAAGTACCATCAGCCTTTGACGCAATAGCGGTTTGGATGTTGGTGAACTCAGTATCAATCTCAGCACCCTTGACAACCTTACCAGCGTTGCCAGAAGCTAAAGAGTCTTTAGCCGCAAAGTTCGTGGTTTTTGTGTAATTTGACATATTCGTTCCTTAAACCATTTTTCCATCTTTGGCTTGAATCTCAATCTTCTGGATGCTAATCGGCGCACCGTTGATCTGAACTTCATAACCAGTTTGCACAACCTTACCAAACCCTGATGCCTGACCAACCAATGTACTCAACTGAATGCCAGCAGAGTAGTAAGCCACTGGTGAACCATTAGCGCCATACTCAGCAATTCCATACTCAGCCACCGTAGTCACTGGAATATTCAATGTTGTTGAGTAGTACTGACCAGAGAAGTCGTAACCCCACTTGATGACAAAACCTTGGTTAGAGCCACCAATCACCACAACTGAAATCTTCTTGACAATAGATGTGATGCTGATGTTGCCAAGGTCAGCATAGTTGGTGAAGTACTGCATACGGTAGCTACTGGCATGGTCAAGGTAAGTACCATACTTACCGACATAGCCGTTCTTACCAATCAGCAAGTCACCATTGCGCTTGGAGTAGAAACTAGTAGGCTCAATAGAGTCCCAAGTCGTTACCCTTGCAGAACCATCTTGCAGTTGTGCCTTAGTGTCGAATACATACGTCACCTTGGTAACTGGCAAGTTCAGCAAGTAGAAGCCATTGGATTCTGAGTAAACACCCTTGACGTTACCCAAGACTTCAGAATAGACGTTAGTCATCAAGTCATTGCGTACATTCTTGGACAAGTCACGCAATGGTGCAGACTTCTCCTGAATGGTACGCAACAGGCTACGAACGCCACTGTTAGACAAGAAGATGATGTCTGAACCAGTCGTAGCGATCGAGTCTCTAGACAAGCATCCAATGTCTCCAATGGTGTCACTCAACGCCATAGTGGATGGAGTTGTTGCACCTGAATAGATCAAGATTTGACGCTTGCCAAAGATGATTAGAAAGCCATTGTGGGCAGAAAGTCCCATGATCTGATCTGACCCATTAGGCCAAACCTTAGACACATCCAATGTGCCTGAAGTGCCACCAGTCCAAACATGACCAGCCAACAAGTCAGAGAATGTAATGGTCACGTTGTCAGTTGTAGTCTCAGCAACCCACAAACGACCAAAAGAGGAGGTAACCACATTACCAAGTGGCACAGTACCAGCATAACCAGACTTCTCTGACACTCTGCGGAATGTCGTGGTGCTAACAGCAGGGTCATAAATCAAAGGCGTATGACCTGACTGAAAGAAGTATGTAATGCCATTCAAGGATGCACATTGCCAATTGCTTGCTGTGATAGTGGGTGCAGTACCCCCACCCCCATAGTTCAACTCAACAACAGCATTAGAACCATCCAACTTGAACAGTTTGTTGTTGCCAGCAAAGAGGGTAGTCAATGTGCCATCAACTTGGACTAGTTCATGGATGACCCCAATGTTGTTTGCGCCAAGGTTTCCAGATGATGAGTTAACCCTAGACCAACCTTTGCGTGAGCCAATACGACCATACTGGTCAATCACACAATTGGTAGCAATAGACGCAAAACCAGCCGCTAAATCTAGAGGCGAGTCTTGCGTATTCAGCCCGAAAAAGCCGGGGGCTGAGATGCTAAAGATTTGTAGCGGTTTGCTCATACAGGCACAAATTCCTGATTCTCAGGGTAACGAGTACCTTCCAACGCAATGTAATCAGAGAGCATAGATTTGTAGAGGAGGAACGCTTCAGACGAGTTAAAGCCGCCATCTTCACCACGTTCAATCAATGCTCTTGCATAAGCATTCTGGGAGACTAAAACATCAGGCACAAGCACAACAGTAGAGTCACTAGACAATGTGGCTTGTGGCACTGCCAAGCTGAATGGAATGCTGTAAACGCCATCAGGACGAGGGTAGATCAACACCTTTGTGTCGTAGTTGGAATCAACACCGTCAAATGAGTATTCGTATGGAATGCCACTGACAGGAGTTGAGAAATTCTGTTTGCGGTTCATTGACACAAAGTCAATGTTCTTCAGTCCAAGATTGCTGGTGACGTTAAGAACGTCAAGGACTTGGAACTTCTGACCAGCGCCAGTTAATGAGTACTGATATGTACCCGAAACAGTTGAGACAGTAATGGTAGTGCCTAAGACATTCCAAGCATAAGCATCTTCAATCTGACGCTTGGCATCATTGACAAACTTACCGATCAGGGTTGAATAGTCGTTAGAGGTTACGGTTGTGACGCTAGGTTCACGCAACCGAATTAAGACATCGTTTACAAGTTCAAGGTATGTCATCTGCTTTTAGCCTTTGCTTTGTTCCTTGCGGATATAGCTTGAGCTTTTGCCTTTGCGTCAGCTTTGGAGTTAGCACCCCAAGCCTTTAGCGAAAGAAGCAGTCTTGTTGGTTCACCTTTCTTGTCGTATTCAGCACCATCGTTGCCACTCATACGAGCCAAGAAACTTGCCCTGCGGGGGTTGTCCCCCGACTTTACTGGAGGCTTCAAATTGCCACCAGTTGCCGCATTATAAGATGCTCTCCCCTTGGCATTCAAGCCGCCTTTTGGATTCTGACCAGCTTTTGTTTGCCAAGTTGGAGATTTCATCACTTCACCTTTTTAGGCTTCTTTGCGGTCTTTGCCGCTAGTTTGAAGTCAGCGGCTGTAGGTGCGGCTTTAGACCCCACCTTATTCATCTTCTCGCCAGAACCAGCCTTGATACGAGCTTGTTTGGCATTAATGTTGGCGTAGAGTCCTTGTTTCATTTCTTTTTAGCCTTTCCTGCTTCTGACAACGCAATCGCAACAGCCTGTTTAGGGTTTTTTACGACTTTGCCACCCTTACCAGAGTGCAACTCACCAGCTTTAAATTCACGCATTACCTTGCTGATTTTGGCTTGTGCTTTGGTCTTTTTCATAGGGTTTATCCTTAGTACATGATTTTGGCGGTAATCGTGCCAGTTACATAAACTGTGCAGTTTGCTCTCAAATACTTGGGAGCATTGGCAACTGTAACGAGTCCATCAGCAGTTAAAGCAGTTCCAATGGTTGACCAATTTGTACCGTCAAGGCTACCTTGCAAAGCAACAGTGGCAGAAGTAATGCCACTAACTTGCAAGAATGCTGGTTGACCAGAATCGACTTGAACTGCTTTAGAAGCACCTGTTGCAACAACAGCACTCAACAAGGTGACAGGAGTGGTTAAAGATGACATTATTTACCTCTTGAAGATTTCTTCATCATGTTGGTAGCGGTACGACCACCACGCATGGGCATACCCATTTTTGACTTGCCAACAGCAATCATGACAGTCACAGGGACACCCTTTTTCTTGCCATACTCTTTGGCTTCTTTCTCGCCTTTTTCAGAGTAGGGAAACTTCTTTTTTCCGACCATAGGCATAGCGTTCTCCTTTTATTTCCAGATACGATCAACAATAAAGGTAACGATACCGCCCATGAAAGAAGCGATAGTCATACCCATCCAAAAACCACCTTTACCCTTGTTGGCAAGTTCCAACAGGGATTTGACATCAGCACTCAATAAGTGCATCTCCTTTTGGAGAGCCTCGACTTGAGCTTCTAATTTGCCAAAATCTCTTGCGTCAATATCAGACATTTACAACCTTTCGGGGTCTACCCATACGTTTAATTGTGGGAATGACAGGCGCACGAAAGGCGGTATCTGTACGCACAGAATCATGAGACTCTATGGTTACTTCTGGCTCGTCTACCCTCACATAACCTTGATGACCCTTCATGGAGTCAATGTCATGTTGCAAGGTAAAAGTCACGGTGTTACCAGACTGGAGACAACGAAAAGTAGCCATAAAACCCCTCAAAGAGAAAGGGGGGACTAGCCCCCCCATCCTTACACCATGCGAACAACAACGAGACGCAAGGTAGAAGATGCCAAGTCTGCTGTAGAACCTGACTCGTTTTGGATGCGGAACTTGACGGTATTAGCGGCACTGACATAGCCAGTGACGGTCAAACCAACCAAATCAACACCCAAAGATGCACCAATAACCATGTCACCCAAGGCGACACCAGCTACGGTCACATCATCTGTTTCACCAGCGCCATCTACCAATGAACCAGCGTCCAAGGTAGCTCTCACTACCCAAGTGTCGCTGAAAATGCCACGGAACTGGTCATTACCACGGCGGGAAACTACTGCGGATGCGGTTGCCATTTTGATTTCTCCTAATTAAGTTAAAAAAGTCCCCCCACCACTAGGGCAGGGGGCGCAACTGCAATTAGCTAGGAACAACCAAAGCGAACATAGAAGAAGACTTAGCGGCTCCAGTAGAAGCGGCACTACGCAAGGCGGCTACGCCATAAAGAGTGTCACTTGTGAACAGGGTTGCCAAATATTCTTGCTTGTATTGCACTTGTGAACGAACACCAACTTGCTCAACCAGAACCATAGAGTCCTTGTGACCCATCAAGCAGACACGAGCAATAGCAGAACCGCTAGTTGGGAAAGCGGCAGTAGCAGAAGCAGAGTCAGCGTTGCTGGAAGTGAACACAGGGATACCATACAGGTTACCGATTTCACCGTTGCGGATAGCATCGCCATTACCGACAAATGCTTGTTCGGTGTAACGAGCCAGACCCATCAGGGTGTTGCGGCTTGATGGAGGGATGATAAAGAAACGATTGTCCATAGGAGTATCGTTGTCATCCAAACGCTGAATAGTGCGGCGAATAGCGGCATCAGTCAGAGCAGAAGCGTTACCAGTGTTGGTGTTAGCTGTGTAGTCAAAGGTGGTTGTACCGTCACCGCCAATGAAAGCAGAACCGTACTGAGCACCAGTAGAGCCACCGTTAGCCACACGACCCAACTGAATCAAGTCGGTATCAACTTGACGAGACAGGGCGTAACCAGCATCAGAAGTGTAGAACTGACGCATAGAGTTCAGTGCTTGGGCTTCCACGATGTCCTCAATCAAGCGGCTATATTCATAGTGCTTGTTGATAGACACAGTGACTTCAGACTCAGTAGCGGCAATCAAAGTGACTGCTGTCTCAGCGGCCTTGGCAGAAGCAGAACCACGTGTAGGGGCTGGAATGTGAACGGTGTCACCTTTCTTGCCCTTAAACGACATCTTCATAACAAGGTTAGCAAGAACCAAGTTTTTCTTATAAGCCGCTACGATTTCATCTGACCAAATATCAGGGATAAATTTGTCAGCGGTTGTTACTGTCACCGAATTGGTGGGGGAAAATGATGTTGCCATGTTGTCTCTCCAATAAAATCAAAAGTTAAGTTATTTGACTCGTCCCTCTGCGTATGCTTGCATGATTTCATCACTCAAAGCATCGTAGCGGTTCGGGTCTTGCATCTTCAGCCGAATAAGGTCAGCCCTTCGGTAAACTCGTTTTCCAGATTCACCAGTACCACCAACATCTACAGATGCGGCTTTGAGATTAGTCTTGCGTTGGGCTTCCCCTGCATCACTAGTCTGTTTAGCCTTAACACCCTTCAATTGCTTGTAGGTACTGAGCAGTTCGTTAGCACTGTCATAGTCATATTCACCATCAGCTTTAGCGTACAAACCAATGCGAACAGGAGAAGATTTCACCCAATTCACAAAGTCTGCATCCTGAGCAATCTGACCGAAATCAGGGTGTTCAGCCGCCAGCTTTTGCTGAATCTGCATCTTTTTAAACTCAAGAGCCGCTTGGCGACCCGCAAGAACATCAGGATGGTTATCAACAGTCTTACGAACAGCCGCCTGTGGATTCTCAAAAAAATCTACTTCTGGCTCGTCCTCTTTAACAGGTTGAGACTTTCCCGCAAGGTTCTGCTTAATGAGTTCATCCGCTAATTTGCGTACTTCACCCACTTCTTGAGCTTGCTTGCCAATCAGCTTTTCAGCCTCTTGGTGCATCTTGATAATGTCTGACAGTTCTTTGCCCCGATACTTGTCGGGAATGTCATCACTAACTTGCTCAACTGTGGAATGAAGTTTCTGCTTTTCAACGACTTCTAATTCACTTTGCAACTCGTCTGGGTTATCAATCAACATTGTTTTTTCCTTTTTCCTGCCACTTTTGGGTTCTAGGAGACACTACGGCGAAATTGCTTATGTAGTGGTTTTGCGCTCTGCCGCTAACTTTTCACGGTGTTTATGGTCAAACTGCATATATGCAGTAGGGAAATGACCTGACCACCCTTCCAATTTAACGCTAGGTGCGCTCATAATGCGACTGGCTGAACCACCGCACTCACACTGAACAGATTGCAACTCATAATTGCAATACCGTTCAATTTTGTGTCCGTTTTCACAGACAAATTCATACATTCTTTTCATTCAATTCCTCGTAGGCTCGTTCGCTGACCTCTTTCAAGGTTTTCAGCCAAGTCAAGATGGAAAGTTCACCTTTTCTGAACATCAAGGTCTTTTCATCAGGAATAACGCTTATATTATTCAAGGACTCTATCATATTGTCAATGTCAATAGTCAAGTCCTTCCAGCCTTCCATGCTCATCATGTCAAAGCGGGACTCGTAATAGCGTTGGAGTTCAGGTGTCACTGAGTTCCCTCATCTGCTGGCTCTGGTGTGTTGATTGCCATTTGCATAGTATCTTTCCCATTGCGCCAAAGACGCTTGTCTGATTTTTTCTCGTGTTTCATTTGACCAAACCCTTTTCTTTCCTGCTTCAGCAATTTTTGCCTTCGTTTCTTCAGATAACTTACGACCAGTCAGCGCCAACGCAACAGCCTGATTCTTTCTACCTTTGAGAGACGCTGAAATCTTTGCTCGTTTTTCTGGGGATTGGTATGCGCCCTTGTTGACACCGTTCAAAGAAATTTTATGACGAACACCAATCTCAACATACTGCCTTGAACAATATCTTTTAATAGTAGCCATTCTGTGCCAAGCACAAGCCATGCTCATTTTTGCTTTTCCCTCTGTACATTTGAACAAGAGAAGATGACACAAGAAATGTTCTTTTGATGTCAACAAGACCAAGTTTGATTTGTTATTTGTACCGCCCATGCTGACAGGGATGATGTGGTGACGGTCATATTTACCATCGCCACACTTTTTCCTGCCTTCAGCTTGCGCTTTGGCAACAATCGACAAATACCAACGGTGGTACTTATTCGGCAGGAACATCGTCAGCCGCTTCTGGAACGCCGCCTTCAGCCACCCAAGCAAGATAGGCTTGATAGTCGGTGTTGGCGGGGTCGAAGGGGATGCTTATTTGCTTACCGATAATAGTGATGGCGCAAATTTCACCTCTTTCATTTGCTTGCAGTTTGTATTCAATCATGTTTATAGCTCCGAACTAAAAATTAAACGACCTGCTGTATTGTTATTAGAGTCCAGTTTTACTGGACGATAAGTGGTCAATCCTGATGACGTAACTGAAAGGGATGCTCCTGTCGATGTAACGTCTTCAATACTTCCACTAATAGCAGTCACGTTATATCCTGCTTGCCCATCATCTAGTCGAGGAGTTCCAACATACGAAATAGTTGGAGATGAACGCATAGGAACTGGCACTGGTAATCTTATAGTTGCATTGGTAGTTGAATTGCATTGACCAAGGTTTCCACCATAAGAAGAATAAGCAGAACTTCCACCCCACTGAACGTAATAACGCTGTGCAAGCTGAAGCTCAGTGCCATACGTCCTGTAGTCAAAGCTCGTTGCTGTTGAGCCTTTCTCAAGCTGGACACCTGTGATGTAGAAAGTAGCTCCGTTTGTTCCTACTACGGAAACTGCGCCTGTGGGTGCATGAAATTCACCAGTAGCCCAAGCGTTAGCAGTAGTGCTTACAGAAGAACCTGAACCTAAACTAAAACCAAGTTCAACACCTCTGCCGTTTGTTGCACCTACCCAAGTTCCTGATGTATCGCCAGCAACAGTAATGGTCTTATATTCCCATGTATTTGCAGAACTAATTGTATAACTGTAAGGATAAGAACGAGTGCTTGTGGCATTTGTAAAAACACCACCAAAAGTACCTGTTAATGATGAGCGAACCCAAAATGACAATGTAACAGGTTGAGCATTAGCAGTACCCCACATCATGTCAGCAAAGTTAAAACCTTCAACATACTGAGCAATTCTAAATGCTTCAGAAGCTCCTACAGTATAAGCAGAAGAAGATGTCACAGCTAAATAATCAGAAAAACCTGTTGGAGCCGCAACACCAGTAACTGTTTGTTCAACAGTAAATTTGCTAGTTTGAGAATATAAAGCTCTCCAACGGTCAAGTGTATAAGTGTTAGACCCACTAGAAGTTGAAACACTAGCACCAGCATTCCTCTGGTCAATAACCATTGCGGAATTTATCAGACGATTCTTGAATCCAAAGCCAGTCGCCGCAGTGGTCTGCGTAGAACTATCAGGGAAGGTTACCCCTGTACTTACAAGTGAGACAGCCATTTTCTAATTCCCTTTCTTAAGGTGTTCCATTTGCGACAATGTTTGTCGCAGAAGTGATGACTCCAGTTGAAGACATAGAAGCAATTGTCGTTGCTCCATACTTAAACAGCAATTTACCGCCAGATTCTTCAATTGTAAAGTTTGTGGTCAGCAACTTGGGTGTTGATGCGGCAGTCCCTGTGGTGTTCTGGTTCAATGTAGGAATATCAGCCGCAACAATCGCCCTGAATGTAGGCACTCCAGAAGAACCATTAGGTGCGGCTAAGACATAGTTCGCAGTCTTAGAAGCATAAGGGTTCTGAGTGTCGCCATAACCAGAAGCCAAGCTGATCGCTGGAGTTGTGCCGCCTGAAGACGCAACAGGAGAAGTACCACTGACAGAAGTCACAGTCCCTGTAAAAGCATCATTTGAGGTTATGGTGAAGTTGGGATATGTACCACTGATAGACGTAGTACCAGCACCAGTCAATGCAACTGTTTGGTCAGGTGCAGAGTTGGTAATGGTGATAGTCCCCGCACCTTCAGTAATGCTAATACCTGTGCCATCAGTTAGGAAAGCATTTTCCCAAACACCAGCCACAGCATCGTAAATCAAGGTGTTGCCAGATGCTAATGATGTGAAATTCACATTTCCATCTGTTCCACCCAATACAGAACCAAATGAAGGACGAACAAACAATACGCCATTTGACGAACCAACATGAACAACAGCCGCCACAATGCAAATAGCATTAGGCACTGATGGCTTGGTCTTGGTCAAACCACCTGTGACAGATGGGTTGTAGTAAAGAACATCACCTTGCGCCCAACTCTCTGCGCCACCAGTCGTATTGATTGACTTAACTTCACCAAAAGTCGTGACAAATATCCAATCGTTTGTAGAACCAGTTTCACCAGCAACACCAAGAATGTAATGTGCTTGTTCTGGTTGCAAACCTGTAGCTGGTGCGGCTCTCAAACCACCACTAGAACCAAGAGTACCAGTGAACATCAACACTTGGCCTTTGGTTGCCGCAGAAGACAACTTAACTCGGTAATACAGTTCTTCACCAATGTGCTGAACCTGATTGCCATTCATCTGGAATGACAATGTTTGGAATTGATCTTCAGCGTTGTAATACAACTTACCAGTTGCATTCGTAACAGTTGCGGCAGTATCAAACTGGATGAAATCAGGTGATGAGATACCACCTGTGATGCCAGTCATTGATGTGATGTTGTCGTTAGCACCAGCAATCGCCCAACTCTGGTCAATCTTCTGCCAAGTAGAGCCATTGAAGATCAGCCAATCCCCTGCTTTCCAGTCAGTGATACCGTTTAGGTTTGTAGAACCAGCAACATCAACAACATAATAGTAGCCGTTTATACCAACACTAGAGGTGAGAGTAGGAGTGTTTGTAGACGCATTCCATGTTCCTTGGTAACTCAAACCACCAACAGCAGAACCCCATGAAAGGGTAGAACCATTGGTAGTTAAGAACTTGCCAGAATTCCCTGATTGGTTAGGAATCAGATTGTTAATCTGGGTCTGGAGGGACGCTATTGAATCAAGTACAGACTGAGAAGTACCGCCACCATTAGTAATGACTTTGATGCGTTCTGCAAGGTCAGGAGTAACAACTTCACCAACATTGAGTTCACGACCAGTAGACAGGACGATAATAAGGCTACCGTCAAAATCAATGCGAGCATCGGTAACAGACACACCGTCAGCACCATCCACTCCATCACGCCCATCTCGACCAGCGTCACCTTTATCGCCTTTGAGTCCATCTCTACCCGACTTTCCATCTTTTCCATCTCGTCCATCCTTGCCATCAATGCCATTACGCAAGTTAGAAGCACGATCTTGAATAGAGGAATTCAAGTCTGCAAATCGACTCTCAAGGTCAGTTTTGATGCGTTTTAAGCCTTGAATGACCAACTCAGCACTCTTGCCTATGGTTTCTTCTCTGGCTTTAGCGGCTTTTTCTTCAGCAGACTTTTGTAGCGCAGTCAGCAAAGCCATCTGCTCATCAGCAGTCATATTCTCAATACCTAGCTTACGCTCTAAGTCAAGAATATCCATTATGTGAGTTCCCTAGACAATCTGTCTAAAAAGTCATTCTCAACCTTGCTTTGCTTGTCAGCCATTTGCAACTCGACAATCTTAGACTTGTTCTTGATGTCTGCCTCTTTCAACATCAGTTCAGCAATCTTAACCCGCTTGTCGAATTCCTGTGAAGATGCCATATCTTCATTAGGCAAGTTCTTGGTGATAGAAGCCATGTTCTTGGCCTGTACCTCTTGCGGCATCAACTGAGTTTCCATAGACAACTTCACAGCATTGGCCTTATTCTCCTCAGCCTGAGTAGTCTGAACCGCAATCTGGGCTTGTGCGGCTTGCATCGCCAACTGTGCTTGCATCTGCTCAATCTCTTGCTGTTGCGGATTAGGCTTCATCATCTCGTCCAAAGCCTTAATCATCTCCATGCGATTGGTGAGACTAGAGTTAGCCACAATGCCTTTCAAGATGATCGGTAGAACTGGCGTATTAGCACCCAAAGTCTGCAACAAACCAATGAACTGCTGTTGCTCATACTCTCTAGCAATGATGCCCAAGGTGGCAGTTGGCACAAAATTCATGTCCACTGAAGGGTAACGCTCTGGGTCAAACTGCATGAACCTAAAAGCCGCCTTCTTGATGAATGGAATCAAGAAATCTTCTTGGAAATTCACCAATGTACGCTTGTACTTCTTAATGATGGAGGCCACAGCCATAGACATACCAGAACCACCACCATCACGAGTGGCTTGGCTGACCATGCCCTGTGAGTCCAGCGTTCCAGTTGCTTGCAACAACATACGCTCAAACGCTTGGGCAGTCGCCAAGTTGCTTGGGTCAGTAGCGCCAAACTTGAATGGCATCATGATGTCTGCTGGTGAGCCATTTGTGAGGATGGCTTTTCCGGGCTTGACCTCAAATTTAGCGCCTCTAGGCATACGAGTCGCATCCATAGCAATCATGGGGCTAGTTGTCAGCGCCAAAGAGTCTAAATGGCTACGAGTCTGGGCATCAATAGCTTTTTGCATATTGAAAGCCTTCTCAACCGTACCCCGACCCAACAAGCGGTTAGGAATCGTGTCATCTTGATAGCTCAAGACTGGACGATCTTTCATCATGTATGGGTTTTCTTCAGCTTTGAGCAACAAACCATCGTTGGCAATGACCACAATGGCCTCAACCATGTCGGTGTAGTCTTCAGCGGCTGAATTCTCAGGAAACAACTCAACAATATCCTTGTTTTCTTGCATATTGTTGAGGTATTCACGAGGCACAAGGCCGTAATACGTCAACAACAGCACTTTTTCATCCTGATACTGGCTTACCTCTTGGGTTGGCTCAAGGTCAGTGTCCTCATAGGTGGGCGTGATGTCTACTTTGCGGTAGATACCCCGCTCAATACCACGCACAACCTTGTGAATCGAGACATACTTCTCTACAGCCACACCCATACAGTCATCAATTGATGTCCCATTGGGGTCAAACAAGAAATTCTTAGGGTTCACAGGTGTAATCTTGACCGCAATACGATCACGTTCAATCACACCAATAGCGGCTTGACCCTGCTGGTTCGGGATAGGCTGAGTGGCAGGGATGTACTCCTTCTCTGTCGAGACAATAATCTCGCCAATACCTGTTCCATAGATTTCAGCCATCAACTCGATCTGGTCGATAGATTTCCTGATCTTGTCTTTCTTGAAGTCTTCCATCAGTTGAGCCTTAATCAACTCAACATCAATGGGGTTGCCGCCAATGTCTTGGATATTGTCTTCAATGTCAAAGAATTCGCCTTGACCAAAGATAGCTTCCATGATCTCAGCATGGCGGGTTTCTACGGCTTGTTGTGTGGCAGGTGTAACGATACGGCTACGCTCTGATTCACGAGTCTTGTCTTCAGAAGCCCATTGACCACGGAAGATGCGTTCGTATTCCAGCCAATCGGGTAGGAAGTTGACATCACGGTAATCACGCCACCGTTGGCAGTGGTCAACGACAAACCCTGTCAATTCTTTATCTGCCTCTGTTGGCTGATAAAACTCGTTCTGTTCTAACTTGTCTGTTGCCATAGTGTTACCTTATAGATGAACCGATTGTATTTCCAAAGGGGTCGGTAAATGCGGGGTTTTCAATTGGAGTTGCTGGCTGTCCATGCAGAGCAACTGGAACCTTCTCTATTCCAAGTTCCTTTGCCAAGTATGCTCTATGTCTACCATCTTCTTTACCTGATGCGTATATATGCAAAGGGTCTAACTTGCCTCCAGATTCAACATGGCTTCTTAATGCCGCAATGTTGTCTAGCGACTCAGCGTCAAGTTGTAATGGCCTTACTTGTTGCAAAAATTCATCTGGTGTCATGTACGTCAAATCACCACCAAATTCCTCATATCTTGTACCAGCAGGGGCTAATGGGTACTGAGTAGGCAATGCGGCTCTTTCCTGTGCAAGGTCAAGGGCGGCTTGTTGGGGGGATTGAAAAGATTTAGCCGATGAAATTTCAAAAGCAGGGGTTTTTGCTCCAGCGCCATAAACCGCACCATCTTCCAAACTACCTGTGGTCATATCTCTTAATTTATACCCGCCTTTTTCAAGAGACTTATAAACATTAACCGCTGGCTTCTCAACTGTCGAATCACTAAAAACTCTCAGACCCCTAGCTTGAGCCTCATCAATCAGAGACTTATAAAGCTCTTTTCCTTTTCCTTGACCCCTACTTGCTTTCTCAACTTCAGCATAGTTGATTTGCAAATATGGCTTATCTGAAAACCAATCTGGTGGACGAATCGTTCCACCAACTTGACCAAATTCAGATTTAGCTGACAGAAAATTACTTGCCTCATTAAGACTGACATTAATTCCTTTGCCCACATCCTTAATACTCATCCCAACAGGCAAACCCTCAGTGGCACGAACAACTTTAGGGATGACTCTGCCCACTGCTGGCGCAAAGGGCGCAACAGTCATTGCCGCATTGATCGTTTCTTCCCTTGGGCGCAATGTCATACCAGCCCCAGAGAACAACGAGTCACCATAGGACAACCGTTCTAACGTCTTTGGGATTCCAGTCTCGTAAAGGAACTGAGCAGTCCCCTGCATCTGCTGAGTCCTCTCAGGCGAACTCATGTACTGCAAAGGCAAATTAACAATATCAGAGAACAACCCCAGTATGGTGCTTCTTGGTGTTGGTTGCATCTGATCTGCCATCTGTCACACTCCGCTAATGATGTCAACTGGTTGCCACTCGTCTTCATCATCTGCCTCAAAGTATGAGGTTATAGACAACTGATCTATATAACTAAGGGAGTCTGGTAAGTCATCCTGAACACCCTGCGATGGGAACATCAACAGTTGATCTAGGAACTCTGTCCAGTCCTCTTCCTTGTTAAGCACGATTCTGCCATGCTCAAACCGTCCCTGCAATGCCCAAATGATACGGTCTGACTTCTTCTTGTTCCCATGCGTCAAATCCACAATATGAGCATATATGTTGGATTTTCGCATTAAATCGGACAAATAGGGAAGCACCGCATTCTTTAACGCACCCCGCTCAATCCCAATGCTCAAAGGCTTGTAGTCTCTGATAGCCATCAGGATATTAACCGCAGTCGTGCGAATGTCCCACCGACCATGAAGAATCTTCTCCACATACCACTTACCATCATCAGTGACCTTCACTATAGATATAGCAGTCTGGTCTAGCCGCTTCTTAGAGTTAGCGGCCTGTTTAGCCACCTCCTCAAATCCCGCCAAGTCAACAGCCACGAAGTAAGAACCCCTCTCAGGGATTTCCCCATACTTAATCCACTCCTCCTTGAAGACATCAGAGCCAGCATTGTCAAAACTCGCCATGTACTCCTGCTTGAACGCAAAGGAAGATAAGGTTTTCTTGGCTGATTCGATCTCAGCCTCGTCAATTAAGGGATTGTCCTTAGTGGTGAAATGCCACGACTTCCAGTCAGGGTCAACCTCATCCTGACCCAAGTTGTAGATGTCAAAGAACCAGTTCCGACCCTTGGGTGTACCAATAAACATGGCACGACCCTTCTTGTCGGACAAGCTGGCTCTGATAACCTGCTCCCAAGTCTCTGGCTTAATGTCTGCCACCTCGTCCAAGACTGCGTATGTCAGACTGACACCCCGCAAAGTATCAGGACGGTCAGAACCCCGAACATATATCTTTGCACCATTAATCAAAGTCACTTCCATGTTGTTCACATGGCTAGACTGGATAATCTCTCTACCAACGTCCAACAGGACATCCCACACAATTTGACGAGCCTGACCCTGAGTCGGCGCAACGTAAAGCACAGCACTGCCAGCGGGACAGCTCAAGCCTTCTATCAGTAAGGTAGTCACGGCAAGTCGTGACTTACCGCACCGCCTTCCAGCCACCACAACCTTGAACCTCGTTTTGTCGGCGTAAACCTCTTGTTGCCACGGCAATAGCGCAAAGTTCAGATCAGCCATTCTT